TCGACTGGGTGATCTGCGGCGGGGAGAGCGGGTCTGGTGTGAGTCCGTTGAACCCAGCATGGGTGCGGTCGCTGCGGGATCAGTGCGTCGCCGCCGGGGTGCCGTTCTTCTTCAAGCAATGGGGCCAATACACCTGCATTGCGGAAGGCGTGCCAGATCCCGCAGATGTCAGATGGCCCCATTTCATCATGAAGGCCCGACCGAATAGCGAGCTGTATCAAGACGTTGCCTTTCGGCGCGTGGTCGGAAAGGCCGCCGGGCATCTGCTGGATGGCGTGGAGTGGCACCAGTTCCCGGAGCGGTAGGGGCTGGTGGTGACAAGGGCTTCCGGCCAGGGCGGTCGGCAAACAGGGAGAGCGAGGTAGTTATGTTGATTGCATTTCATGGCAAGGAAGAGATCAAGCAGGAGTATCTGAACCGGGTGAAGGCGCACCGGGCGGCTAACCAGATCGTGCAAGGTTACGGCTACTGGCAGATGGACGGCACGGGGCAGTTCAAGGGCTGCGCGGTGGGGTGCTCGATGCACTCTTCGGATCATGGTGCGTATGAGGTCGAGGTTGGTGTGCCGCGCGCGCTGGCGCACCTGGAAGACGGAATCTTCGAGATGATGGCGCGGGACCGTGCAATGGCGTGGCCGCAAGAGTTCTTCGAGTGCATCCCGGTCGGAGCTGATCTGTCGGTTGTTTCGGGCAAGTTCATTCTGTGGCTGCTCTTCGATGAGAAGGAAGGCATCGTCGCGAGCGAGCTTTCGGAAAATGTGAAAGCCCTAGCGCAGCGGTGTGGTGATTTGTACCGTCGCCGCGATAGCGGCGACGCGCCAGCGGATTCCGAATGGGATGCGGTCTACGACGAAGTGTATAGCGCCCTCAGCGCCCTCAGCGCCCTCAGCGCCCTCAGCGCCCTCAGCGCCCTCGGCGCCCTCAGCGCCCTCCGCGCCCTCAGCGCCCTCCGCGCCCTCCGCGACCTCCGCGCCCTCCGCGCCCTCCGCGCCCTCAGCGACCTCCGCGCCCTCCGCGCCCTCAGCGACCTCAGCGCCCTCAGCGCCCTCAGCGACCTCCGCGACCACCGCGCCCTCAGCGCCCTCAGCGCCCTCAGCGACCTCCGCGCCCTCCGCGCCCTCAGCGACCGGGTGATCGAGAGCGATCAAACATTCGCCGCGCTGTGCGGTGACAAGCTGCTGGAGTTGATGGCGGCTGCGCCGGTGCCGGCTGTGGAGGTCTACGTTGCGGGGTGAGGTTTATCTGCATGGCGGTCAACTGATCTGCCGCACGCTGGATGCTTGGCGTGTGCAGGCTCGGAAGGCCTGCGACCGGGAACGGGGACTCTGCGAAGAGTGCAGGGTAGAGGCTCCGTTCACGTCGTACTGGCGGCGTGGGGTGTTTCACCCCGAGGGCCACGCTCGGCACCGCCGCCAGGCCGTGCGGGATGATCGCTGGTTTCATCTGCGCTGGCTGTGCTGGCGCGGTGTCCAGCTCAAGACGGGGACGCGTTGGCCGCAGCGGGTTGCGGGCCGGGGAAGGATGTTCGCATGAGGATCAACTGGAAGGTTTGGCGCGGGATGTGGCGGATTTACATCGATAACTACTTCATCGCGCTCTGTACGCCCTGGTTTCAGATCATGTTTTCTTCGGGTTCGTATGAGATTTTCGAGCCTGTTCTTTGGTACGGAGTGCGGCTTTATTGGAGCCCTGTTCTCGGCTGGTGGGTGAACGAAGGCTGTTTCCCGTTCCGCAAGTGGGATGAATTTCTATCGCGCAGAATCTATGCGCCTGGTGACGGCCGATGAGTGTGTACGTGGACCCGGTGATGGAGCATGGCGGATCGAAGACGTTCAAGTGGACGCGGAGTTGCCATATGTACGCCGACTCGCCGGAGGAGCTGCATGCGATGGCGCTGCGGATCGGGATGCGGCGGGCTTGGTTCCAGCCCGATGAGGGGCGGCTGCCGCACTACGACCTGGTGCCCGCGCGGCGGAAGGCTGCCGTCGAGGCCGGAGCTTTAGAGCACACGCGCGAGCAGATGGTGCAGTTCATGCGTTCGCGCAATGGGTTGGCGGCTGGGCAGACGAGTTTGTTCGGAGGTAAGTGATGGCGAGTGGATACTTTTCGACGATAACGTGCGCTGGCGGCTGCGAGAATCTGCTGCCGCAGCATCTGGTGGATCGCGGGCGCAGATATCTTTGGGGCCACAAGAACGGCTGCCCGAAGGATGGCGAGTCGGCACGGCGCAAGCCCGCTACCCACCCACCCCGATCGGGGGTCGGTGTGACTAAGCCTGGTGTTGTCGAGCATACGAGTTATGAGCGGACGCAGGCGATGGCGCTCGTGAATCTTGAGTTCGCGATCGCGAGGCGCAACGAGTTGAAGCGTGACTCGCGCATCGCCGAGGAGGCCGCAGTCAAGGCTTTCGGGCTCGTTGAGAGCGCCGACGCTGAGATTGCGCGGCACGTTGCGCTGGTGCAGTGCCTGCGGACGTTTGGGCCGTTCGGTGATGGCTTGACGGAGCGTGTCCAAGCCCTGCTGTTGGCAATCGAGAAAGGCGAGGTCTTCGCGTGATGGCTGGCTTTACTCGGTTGGATTTGGTGAGCGATGGGCGCGGCAAGATTGGGCTGGATACGGTGCAGCCGGTTGGCGCAGTGCTCGGGCTGGATATGGCGCAGCGGGTTGAGGTGTCGGTGAGCCGGTGCGAGGTGATCCGCAATGGGCGTCGCTGCACGGCGGTGATTGGCGTGCGTGATAAGGCCTGCGCCGCATGCAGGGCTGCGCTGGTAGCGGAGTTGGAGCGGTTGGCCGGGTCCTGCGCGGACGGCGAGAGTGAGGGGTAGATGGCTGATGAGTCGGTGTTGGGTTTGCTGCTGAGAGCGCATGCGAAGTGCAGCGCCCAGGCGCACGGCGAAGAGTATGTGTTTCACAACGTGAGTGCAGCCCAACACTGGGAGCAGGCCGCAACGAATATCGCGGCGGCAATTCGATCTGTTGGTTTTGCTGAGCAGTATGCGGCGCGGCAGGGTGACAGGAAGGTATCGAAGTGAAGGACGTACTGATCGATCTGTTTTGCGGGGGCGGGGGAACGTCTACCGGGATGATGATGGCGTGGGAGCTGCTGGGGAAGACTTCGGCGGACTACGAGATGATCGCCGTGAACCACTGGCAGGTGGCCATCGACACGCACACCGCCAACCACCCCGCGGCGGCGCACCACTGCAAGAGCCTGGCGGAGATCGGCGACCCGTGCAAGCTCATCACCAGCCGAACGGACCGGCGCGTGAAGCTGCTGTGGGCTTCGCCCGAATGCACCGGGCACAGCAGGGCGCGGGGCGGCAAGCCGAGCAATGACCAGTCGCGCAGCTCGGCGAACCTGATCCTGGACTTCCTCGACAAGCTGAACGTCGAGACGTTGATGATCGAGAACGTGCGGGAGTTCGTGGACTGGGGGCCGCTGGGCGTCGACAACACGCCGCTGAAGAGCAAGAAGGGCACGCTGTTCAATCACTGGCTGGCGGGGTTGAAGGTGCGTGGCTACAAGTATGAGTGGCGCATCCTGAACTGCGCCGACTACGGCACGCCGACGACGCGGCAGCGTTTCTTCCTGATCGCGGTGAAGGGCAACCGGACGATCCGCTGGCCGGAGCCGACGCACATCGGGCCGGCGGAGCGGGCGAAGCAGCCGCTGTTTGCCGATAGCCGCAAGCCGTGGGTGGCGGCGCGTGAGGTGATTGACTGGGCGGACCTGGGCAAGGACATCTTTACGCAGCGGAAGAAGCCGCTGGTGCCGAACACGATGGAGCGGATTCGCGCCGGCGCGCGGAAGTTCTGGGGGATCGAGATGGATGTGACGGCGATGGTGCAGCGCGGGCTGGTGCCGCTGTTCGTCGACCTGGCCGAGGTGAGCGCGGCTGAGCTGGCGGCGTGGCGGCCGCCGGTGAGCGATGTGGAATTTCGGCTGCTGGAGAACTATGTGGGGCTGCCTACGCTGCCGTATCTGGCCGATCTGCATGGTAAATCGACGGTGCATGGCGTAGGAGAGCCGGTGCAGACGATTACGGCTGGGGCTGGGCATGCGGCTGTGGTGTCTCCGCTTGTGCTGCCGCATCGGGTGTTTGACCGGTTCGATGTGGACTCTCCGGAGTTGCCGCTGCGGACGATTACGGGAACGCAGCAGATCTCGGTGGCGTCGCCGTTTCTCTCGCCCGCGTTCGGTGAGCGCGGCGACCAGGCGTGGCGAACGCACAGCATCGACGACCCAGCGCCGACTGCGACCTCGCGCGGTTGCGGGAATCTGGTGACGCCTGCGCTGATCGCCATCGATAACGCGAGTGGTGCGGGTGTGCGGTCGGCTGATCTGCCGCTCTCGACGCTGGTGACGAAGGCGAATGTCGGCCTTGCGCAGCCGCTACTGGTGACGTGCAACCACGGTGTGCGGGCGGGTGAGAGCTTCGAGCATCGGGTGAGCTCGGTGGATCGGACGATGCAGACGGTGACGGGCTCGAAGGGTGAGGCGCTGGTGTCGCCGTTTCTGGCTGAGTATTACGGCACGTCGACGGCCAGCGGCGTGAGTGAGCCGGTGCCGACGCTGACGACGCGTGAGCGGTTCGCGCTGGTGACGATGCGGCTGGATGAGGTCGACGCGCCCGTTGGATCGTATAGCTGGCTGCCGGCCGGGGCGCGAGTGAGCCGCATGATGATCTTCTTCCGGATGCTGCGGCTGGCCGAATGCGCGCGGGCGCAGAGCTTCCCGGATGACTACAAGTGGACCGGCACGGCCAAAGAGCAGCAGGTGCAGGTAGGCAACGCCGTGCCGCCGCAGATGGCCATGCACCTGGCGCTGCCGACGTTAGCGCAGGGTGGTGCTACGCGCACGGCGGGGGTGGCGGCATGACGTTTGACTTGAGCGGTGAAGAGTGCGGCCATCTGCAGGCGATTCTTTCGATGGAGATCGCGCGTGGCGAGTCATGGCTCCGCACCTATGCCCACAGGGATGACCGCGACCTTATCGAGAGGGTGACGGAGCGGTCGCGACAGTTGCTGGTGGTGGGCAAATGAGTGTGACGAGACCGATTTTGCGGTATCACGGGGGGAAGTGGAAGCTGGCGCCGTGGGTGATCGCGAACATGCCGCAGCATCGCGTGTATGTCGAGCCGTTCGGCGGGGGCGGCAGCGTGCTCTTGCGTAAAGAACGTGCCTATGCCGAGATCTACAACGACCTCGATGGCGTCGTGGTCAATGTGTTCAGGGTGTTGCGGGATCCAGTCGCAGCGCTCGAACTCAAGCAGGCGCTGGCGCTGACTCCATTTGCGAGGGCTGAGCTTGAGGCCGCGTTCGAGCCGACAGGCAGTCCTGTCGAGCGAGCTCGCCTCACGCTGGCGCTTTCGTTTATGGGCTTTGGTAGTGATTCGGTGACGTCGGACACGAAGACGGGCTTTCGGTCGCTGGCGCATGGTAATGGGGCGTATCCGAGCATGGAATGGATGCGGATGCCGGCGCAGGTGACGCACTGGTGTGAGCGGTTGCGCGGAGTGACTGTCGAATGCAAGCCCGCGGTGCTAGTCATCCCGCAACACGACGATGAGCGGACGCTGTACTACGTCGACCCGCCGTACACGTTTGATTCACGCGCACGCGCCGGAAAGGGCGTGACTGGCGGCTATCGGCATGAGATGGATGATGCGGACCATCGGGAGCTGGCTGGGGTGCTGCGCGGGTTGAAGGGGATGGTGATGCTGTCGGGGTATCCTTCGGCGCTGTATGACGAGCTCTACGGCGACTGGAACCGGCTGGAACGGGCGGCGCTGGCCGATGGCGCGAAGAAGCGCACCGAGGTTCTGTGGTTCAACCCGGCAGCCTGGAACGCTCGCCCGCAAATGGAGTTGATGGAACGTGAGGTGTGCTCGTGAGGCATATGCGCAGGCAAGTGGTCGCAGTTTTTCCAGAGATGCGTGCGCCGCGCTGGGGGCGGGAGGAGCGCGACGTAACACTCGCGAAAAAGCATCCACCGTACATCTATGGAACCTCGCACAATGCGTGTCTCATTCACAAGATCAACCATGTCCGCTTGCGCTGGGGATATGGCTCCAACGGTGAATACCTGATCCGGCTGGCGTCGCCGATGATGATCGCCGTCACCAATTGCCATATGTGGTGGTCGCTGGATTCGGCGAGAGCGAAGACGTGTTCTATTCCCCGTCCTGATGCGGTTCTGTGTGCGGCGTGCCATGGGCTCGGTCGGAACTTTCCGAAGAATCGAGAGCACGCGGTGAAGCGAGAGACGGCCAAGATTCTCAAAGGCTGCGTCGTGGAAGCCGCGTGATCGTTTACAGCCTATGCGAGTAGTGAGCCGAGTTGAGATTTGAGGTTGTTGCGTGAATTTGTTCGATACAGCACTCCAAAGTGAGCAGGACTATGTTCCGGCCGTGGTGCATTCGGTGGAGTGGTCGACGCCGGCGCACGTCTTCGAGCCGCTGGATGCGGAGTTCGGCTTCACGCTGGATGTCTGCGCGAGTGTTGGCAATGCGAAGTGTGCGCGGTTCTTCACGCGCGATCAGGATGGGCTGGCGCAGAGCTGGGCGGGCGAAGTGGTCTGGATGAACCCGCCATATGCGCGCGGCGTCATCGATCGCTGGATGAAGAAGGCTTACGAGTCCGCGCGCGAGGGGGGGGCAACGGTTGTCTGCCTGGTGCCGTCGTCGACCTCGGGGCGCTGGTGGCACGACTATGCGATGCGGGGCGAGATCCGCTTCGTGCGTGGCCGCATCAAGTTTGGCGGCTCGGCGCATACGGCTATGTTTCCGTGTTCTGTGGTCATCTTCCGGCCGGGAGTGTTGCGCTGTGAGTAATGAGCTGACACCGAGGGCGTTTCGCACGAGGCTGGGCAATGCGCCGGCGAAGAGTGTGCTTTGTCTGCTGGCGGATATGTCGGACCCGAACGGGTATTCGTTCCCGGGCGATCCGTACATTCTGATGGCTACGGAGCTGAAGAAGCGGACGGTGGACAGGTCGATTGAGGTACTGGGCAGGATTGCGCTGGTGAAGAAGATGAAGGTGACGGGAGAGCGGCACAAGACCGCTTACCAGATCAACCTGGAGATGCTCGGCCGCGACCTTGCCGCCGAGTTCGGAGCCGCCTTTATGGCCGCCCAACGGAAGAAGTCAGTCTCAGAGACTGGCTGTGAGCAGGATGAGCACGACTGCGAGGATGAGGTTTCAGTCTCAGAGACTCAAAAGTCAGTCTCAGAGACATCGTTTTCAGTCTCAGAGACGAAACCCCTACAACCCCATAGTAGAGGAACCGCTATTGAACCGTCAGGGAACCTTCTGGCCGATTCCGCCGAGACCGTGCAGCCGCCAAGCGCCGCTGACGGCGAGAGCCCGAGTCAGCCTGAGCGAAGAGCAAAAGCAACGGCAAAAGCAAAAGCGCCTGATCAAGGCAAGAGCAAAAGCAACGGCAAAGGCAAACCCGAGGCCGATCCACGGCATACGCCGTTCCGCCTGGCGGTGATGACCTACGCGAAGTTCAAGGGCGTGCTGTTCGTGTGGGACGGCAGCGAGGCGCGGGCGCTGACTACGCTGCTGCGGTCGGCTCCGGAGCTGACGCTGCAGGTGTTCCAGGCGTGCCTGAGCAACCGCGCGAAGAGTGTGGGGACGCCGCACGGCGAGCGGCCGAGGCTGTGGCTGCCGCATGTGCTGCGGTATCAGCAAGGGCCGCTGAATCAGTTTGGAAAGACGATGACGGAGGCGAGACATGGCAATGGAAACGGGGCTTTTAAGGGAAAGACAGAGTCCAGCATCGATGCGGCTAAGCAGGCAGTCGCCATCATCCGTGGGAGACAAGCTGGTGGTTATTACGGGGCTGCTGGCGAAGCTGGGAGTGAGACGCCAGGCGAAGCTGGCACCGGAAGATTACTTAGTGCTGGGTGAAGATCTGCTGCGGTTCGAACTGGAGGACATCGCCAGCGGACTCGACGACATTGCGCGGTATCCGCGGCGTGAAGGTGAGACGGCGTTTCCTGAGATGGCGCGGTTGAAGCAGGCTGTGGCTGAGCGCAAGGCTGTGCGCGAATCCGCAGAGAATCGGAGGCGGGATGCGGAGATGGAAAAGTATCGCAAGGATCATCCAGAGGAGTTCATAAGCTGGCGCGATTTCTGGATTGACCCCGCAGCCCAAGATTTGGCGCGAAAGATCGCGATTGTGCCTGGGCAGGTGGATGATGAAAACCTGCGCAAAAGGACGATTGAGGCAGCGAGGAGTAATTTGTAGCGATTTGCTAAGGTTTTGGGAATTACGTACTTTAGTCCCTTTTCTCGAAAATAGTGCTTGACATTAGTGCGGGACTCAAGTACCTTATCTTTAGTGGCAATCAACCACACAAGGAGCCTCAAATGATTTATATCTGCACGAACAAAGAAATTCTCGGTCATCAAGTCTCGCCTTCCGCAGAACAGTCGAAACGTCTCGACGCTCTCAACTACAACGAGGATGAATTTTGCAGCAATGTCGCCGAAATGGTTGACCCTTCGTACATTGTCTCGGCGTTGATTATCGGCGCAGGTTTCGACTACTCCCCTCAAGGCACCTTCCGTGACTGGCAAGGTGGCAGCATTGTTCAGTTTCACAAGTCTTGGGGTGCGCTCTTCGCCTATGACGAAGAGACAGAATTCCCCATCGTTCAAGAGGCTGCAAAGATGCTCGAAGCCGCCCTCGCTGAAGCGATAGAACTCGAACTGTCTGAACTCGAAGAGATCGTCTAAAAAGCTCCGCCGCGCCTTCCTTGAGGTAAGCGGTGCGTCCGACTGATAACCGGGGGAGGGTACGCAACCCCTCCAAGGATTCGATATGATGACCCGCAAAATCGCTGAATACGCCAAAGTCTGCAATGTAGCCGAGCTAGATATGCTGAAGGCTCTGCAATCCGACCCTTTCGCCCGCGAACAGTTTGAAGCATGGAAGGCCGCAAAGTGAGCAAGAGCACAATCAGCACCTTCCAACTCTTCCAGATGTTCCCGGACGAACCGACTGCGCGGGTGTACCTCGAAGGCCGCTTGTGGCCTAAAGGCACCACCTGCCCAACGTGCGGCGGTCAGGATCGCATCACCACTCGCAAGCGCGAGGGCTTCTACCGCTGCAACAAATGCCAGCTTGATTTCACCATCCGTACAGGCACGATTTTCGAGCGGTCGCACATACCGCTACACAAGTGGATTTATGCGATGTACCTGCTTGTGACGGCCCGCAAAGGCATCTCCTCCATGCAGATAGCCAAAGAGATTGGCGTCACCCAAAAGGCTGCATGGTTCATGCTCCACCGTCTCCGCGAGGCTTGCGGCGGCGAACTGGAGAAGTTGCAAGGCATGGTCGAAATCGACGAAGCTTTTTTCGGCGGCAAAGAGGGGAACAAGCACGAGCGCAAAAAGCTCAAGGCCGGACGCGGCACGGTCGGCAAGACTGCTGTACTCGGCATGAGGCAGCGCGGCGGTCGCACCATCGCCATGACAGTCGCCAACACAGACCGGGCGACGATTCAGACCGCCATCTTGGATAACGTCGAGGTCGGTTCGACGCTGCTGACAGACGAGGCGACGGCCTACGAGGGCATGGGCGGCCTCTTCTTTCAGCACGAGACGGTGAACCATACGGCGGGCGAGTATGCACGAGGCCCGGTAAGCACGAATTCTATCGAGAGCGTGTGGGCAGTGATGAAGCGCGGGATGCACGGCGTTTACCATCACGCCAGCGCGAAGCATCTCCACCGCTACGTTGACGAATTCACCTTCCGCCTGAACGAAGGCAGCGTCGAAGTCCATACGCTTGACCGCCTCGACTCGTTCATCAAAGCGATGGACGGCAAGCGCCTGACCTATGCGAGGTTGATTCAATGAAGACTCCCAAAGTGCTAGACAAAATGGTTGATGTCGTTCTTCGTTATCGGCCTGAATCGAAGGTCAAACCGCCCCGGCAACGCAAGAAAAAGGCCAAGGCGGAAGTTTATGAAAACAAATAATCAGGGACTAAAGTACGTAATTCCCAAGGTTTTTTTGAGGGTTTTGGGTGTTTTGGAGACCTACACCAGCGGCTATGAGCGGTCATGAGCGGCTACCAGCGGCTCTGAGCCTACACCAGCGGTCATGAGCGGCTACCAGCGGTCATGAGCGGCTACCAGCGGCAAAGGGCTTAGGAATTTGCTTGCGATCCTCGAAGGGCTGCCCCATAGTCGTTGCTGTAGCAAGCAACGTGACTGCGAAAGCAGCGTGATTCGGGATCAATGCGGACCCCGACCTTAGCCACGGACGGCTAGCAGCACACCACCCGATGGCACCGCTGTTTTTGTATGTGACGCTTGCTGGCTCACCCCGCCAAACCGCCTGCCTAGCCGGTCGCGCCTCGCTCCCGCGACCGGCCGCCCCTCCCAATGAGGGGGATGGGCCTCTGTGCGTCAACGGCGAGAATCTATGAGGTATTGCGATGTCGCGACGCAGGCAGCGGAGTTTGGGGTCGGTGAAGATTTTGAATCAGAGCCGTGCCGTGATCCGGCTGGTGGATGAGCATGACGCTACGCGGCTGCTGGATGGCAATCGCGCGGTCGATGTCTACGACGCCGAGGGGAAGTTTCTGGGCTTGCAGATGTGCGAGCGGGCTGACCTGGTGCGGCAAGACAGAGCGAAAGAGTCTGGCCGGGCGGCTGCGGCGAAGATCGCCGAACGGATGCCGCGCGCTTGCATCGTGCTGAGTAAGGCTGAGGCTGAGGCTGTTGCGGAGCGTCGTGCCTCTCGAACCGAGGGGATGAGCTTTGACGATCCTCGCCGCGATGCGCGGATTGCTGCGGGCCGGCCGGAGATGGATGCCGCCGAGGCAGCGCGGGCGAAGTTCAATGCGATGTTCGGCGCTGGCGCTGCGACGATGCCTGGATCGACGCTGCAGAGCTGCGCGGCATGATCCGCGAAGAGGATTGCGGGTACACGCTGCGGTGTACCGGGTGTGGGGCGTCGCTGACGCGGACGTATAACGAGCTGCGCGACCCAGATCGGGCGCTGGACATCAAGAGCTCGTTTGGGTTCGTGCATCGGCTGTGCGATGGGTTTGGCGATGTGAAGCAGGCGCGGGCCTTCATCAAGGCCAAACGTGGGGTTGCACGCAAGGCTGCGAGGGCGAAGCGATGAATGCAGCAATGTGGGCGGCGATCTTCGCGGGTGCGACGTTTCTGCTGACGGTGTTTGCCGTGGTGTTTGTCGGCGGCAAGCTGTCGCAGACGGTTGAGGACCATGGCGTGAGGCTGGATTTGCAGGCTTCGCAACTGGCCGATCAGGGCAGGCGGCTGGGATCGACCGAGACGAAGGTCTACGGGCTTGAGATGTACCAGCAGGGCCGCGAAGCTGTGGTGAAAGAGAGTGGCAAGCATTAGAGATTGAGTACCCGAGTGCCACCCGCGCCGTGAGTGATGGCCGGCGCGGGTGTGCGACTGGAGATGACGATGGCCAGCTTCACTTATAGCGATGCCGGGCTCGCGCTGACGAAGGGTTTTGAGGGGTTGCGGCTGTCGGCGTATCAGGATGTCGCCGGTATCTGGACCATCGGCTACGGTCACACTGGCGTCGGCGTTCGCCAGGGCATGGTCGTTACGGAAGATGAGGCGACGACGCTGCTGCTGACGGATCTTACAGCAGCGGTTGCTTGCGTGAATCTTGCGGTGACGGCCGAAATCAATCAGGCGCAGTTCGATGCGCTGGTGGACTTTACGTTCAATGCGGGTCGCGGACACTTTCTGCAGTCGACGCTGCTGCGGAAGGTGAACGCTGGCGACTTTGCCGGCGCTGCCGTGCAGTTTGCTTCGTGGGTGTACGCAGGCGGCGTGAAGGTCGCTGGGCTCGAGCGCCGACGTGCAGCTGAGGCTGCGATGTTTGCTGGCACGGCTGTTGTGACGGCTTAGGAGAGTTCGATGGGTCCTATCGAGATGTTCAAGTTGTTGGGTGACTACAGCAAACTCAAGTCCCTGAATGGGGAGAAAGGTACTACCATGTCCAAGGTTCCGCAGTATGTCACGCTCTTCATCTCTCTGATAGGCACGATTGGCGTGCCGACGCTGGCTCAAAACTGGCTGCATACGCATGGCGCTGTGTATGTGATCTTCGTGGCTGTGGCGCTGGTGCTGCACGCCATCTTCCCTTCGATCTTTGCTGCGCCTTCGGCTGCTGACCAGAAGGCCACCGGGTTGGGTGGCTCGGCGACGTGCCTGGTGCTGATCGGGCTGATGCTGCTGGGTGGTCTCGCGGGTACGGCGAAGGCGCAGACGGTGGTTGCACCTGCGGTGACGGCTCCGGCGACGAACCTGTACGCGCTCGGCGTGTCCTACAATCAGGGCGCTGCGCCGGCTGTGGCGGGAACGGCGCTGTATGCGCGGCTGGTCGCTGGCAGTTCCACCTACGCCTTCACGCTGATTGACGTGCTGCCGAGTGCGACGAAGCCGTATACGGTGAGTACGAACATCGGGGCAGGGATCGCGCAGCAGGTGGCGACGATTGACGGTGTGGCGATCTTTGTGCCGACTGCGGCGGGTATCTCGCTGACGGGTACGAATGCGGGCTGGTCGTGGTCGACGGGTGCGATGGCTGTGGTGAAGCTGCCGAAGCCGGGGTTCTATCTGCTGCCCTCGGTGAGGCTGCTGAAGTCGTCGGTGTCGGGTGGGACGGGATATCAGCCGGTGATCGGGATTGACTTCGGCTGGGGTCAGTAGGGATGGCACCACGGCCATGCGCTCGGCCAGGGTGTAAGGCGCTGGTGAAGAGCGGCTACTGCGCGGGTTGCGCGCCGAAGCATAAGCCGGATGCGCGGCGAGCGGAACGTCCGTGGAAGAAGTGGTACGACTCGGCGCGGTTCAGGGCGGCGAGACTGGGGTTTCTGCGGGCGAATCCGCTGTGCGCTGACATCTATGGCAGGCACGAGGCTGAGGGTCGCGTGGAAGCGGCGACGGACCTGGATCACATCGTGCCGCATCGGGGCGATTGGGCGAGGTTTTGGGATCGAACGAAATGGCAAGCGCTGTGTCATAGCTGCCACTCGCGTAAGACGGCGCTCGAAGATGGTGCCTTCGGGCGATAGGGGGTAGGGGGGGTGAAATCCTCCCAACCCATGATGCCTCAGACCGACGTTAGGTCAAACTTTCACTTCCACGCTTCAATGTTTTCTTGAATTTCCAAGATTTACGCGAGGCTGAAACGATCAAAAACCCTCGCCGAACCTAAATCCGTGGCGCAGCGGCGCAATGCAGCATCCGCAGCGCTCCCGTAGGAGCCGTCTCAGCGATGCCCGCCCCCCGCGTACCCACTCCGATCCTCATCGCGCGCGGTGCCTTCGCCAAGAACCCCCAGCGTGCCAAGTCTCGCGAGTCCGAACCCGTCGTCCACGACTGCATCGGGCCGCCGCCGCCCTGTTTCACCCCGTCGCCCTCTGGCGTCGAGCTCGGCGACCGCGAAAAGCAGCAGCTCCGCGATCTCTGGTTTGAACTCATCGCCGATGCAGCACCTGGCGTCCTCAACCGCTCACATCGCTGGCACGTAGAAAGCGCGTGCCGCCTCAAACTCAAGGAGCGCAAGGGGTTGGCCAAGACCGGTGACATCACCAACCTCAACAAGCACATGACCCAGATGGGGATGAACCCTGCAGCCCAATCCACAGTCGACGGAGCCACCTTCACCCCGCCCGGCGGCAAAGGCACGTTCGCCGCGCTCCACGGCAAAGCGCAAGCTCTCCGCTCGGCCTGATTCGCGCTACGTCCGCACGGCGCACCAGTACGCGCTGGACGTCACCAGCGGCAAGGTCCTCGCCTGCAAGTGGGTACGCCTCGCATGCCAGCGCCACCTCGACGACCTCGAACGCTCCAAGGCCAAGGACTATCCGTACAAGTTCGACGGCGGCCGCGCCTCGCTGCCCTGCGAGTTCATCGAGTGCCTTCCGCACACCGAAGGTGAGTGGGCCACGCCCCGCGGCAAGCGCTCCAACCTGATCGTCCTTGAGCCGTGGCAGATGTTCTGCATCACGGTCATCTTCGGATGGGTGCGCAAGAGCAACAACCGTCGCCGCTTCCGCGAGACGTACATCAAGATCCCGCGCAAGAATGGCAAGTCGATCCTGGCTTCGCTCCTCGCGCTCTACGCACTCCTGCTCGACGGTGAGAACGCCCCGCAGATCTACTCCGGCGCGACCACCGAGCGCCAGGCGATGGAGGTATTCAAGCCCGCCTACCGCATTCTGGAGACCACGCCCCAGGGCACCGAGCTCAAGCTGCAGTTCGGCCTTGAGGCCCACGCCAAGCGCATCCTGTCACGCTTCAACGGCGGTTCCTTCGTCGTGCTCGTGCGCAAGCCTGGTGACGGTGCCGGCGCGTCCTTCGCCGTCATTGACGAGCGCCACGAACATAAGAACGACGAGCTCCGCGCCACCATGAAGCAAGGCCAGCGCGCCCGTCTTGAACCGCTGCTCTTCAGCATCACCACCGCCGGATACCTCATCGACGGGCCGTGCCATCAGTTCGAGCAGTTCTGTGAGCGCATCCTCACCGGCGAGATCGAAAACGACGCCATCTTTGCCATCATGTATGGCATCGATCACGAGCCGGTCGAGCACACATTCTCCGGCCAGCGCGCCCTGCAGGAGCTCACCCGCACCTGCACCTGTGGCTCGGTCGAAGCCGCTCAGATCGCCACTGCAGCGGCCAGCTTCAAGGATGTATCCGCCGAGCTGCTCGGCAAAGCCTACGCCGCCCACGCGACGGAGACGAAAGGCTCCAAGGCCTGCGATGTCCGCAATGGCGAAGTCGTTGGCGCTGTCTACCGCATCACCCGGCCCGATGACTGGCGCACCATCGAAGCCATCATCAAGGCCAACCCCAACTATGGGGTGTCGATCTATCCGGAGATCGTCCTGCAAGAGCAGCAGGACGCCATCCAGAACGCGCAGCAGCAGAACGAATTTCGCACCAAAACACTCAATGAGTGGATGAACGTCGGCGTCGGCCTCTTCAACATGGCCGCCTGGGCAGCATGCTTCGACCCCAACATCAAGGTCGAAGACTTCGCGGGCACGGAAGTCGACGAAGGCGGCGATCTAGCGACACGAGTCGATCTCGCCAGCCGCTGCAAAGTCTTTACCCAGATGCGCCGCAACCCCGAAAGCGGCCAGATGGAGCGTCACTACTTCGTCTTCGGTCAGCACTACGTCCCCAAAGCCCTCGCCGACGATGGCGAGCACCCGCACTACCAGAAGTGGATACGCAGCGGCCACCTCACAGCGCACGAAGGCTGGGAGATTCAACTGCCGTGGATTCAGGCCGACATTGAAGCCGATCTGCCGCTCTATAAGTACCGCTCCATCGCCCTCGACCCATGGAACGCCCACCAGATGCAGCAGCTCCTCGCTGCGACTGGCAAGGTAGCCCAGGATGTCATTCAAGACGCTCCTCAGGACACCAAGGTCCTCTCCGGTGTCGTCAAGGAGCTGCAGGGTGCCATCCTCGGTCGCCGCGTCCACCACACGGCCGACCCAGTGCTCACATTCTGTATGTCGTGCGTCGTCGGGGCTGAAGATAACCGCCGCAACATCTTCCCAAAGAAGGTGCGAAGCGCACGCAACAAGATCGACGCGGCTGCGGCCATGATGAACGGCATCGCGCGAGCAATGTTGTTTGATCCGCCCGTCGCTTCCGTCTACGCCACCCGAGGCATCCGCACCCTATGACGCCGACCCCGCCTCAAGCGCCTCCAAAGCCGCGTTTCGACCTGCAGGACGCTTTCATCGTCTTCGGCGCCGTCGCTCTCCTCGCCGGAATCGCCCTCAAAAGCGTTCCGGCGGCCCTCATCACCCTCGGCATCCTGTGCTTTGCCGCGGCAGCCCTCATCGAGCGCAGTAAGCGCGCACCGAAAACCGAAGGATAACGATGGGTCTGCTCGCCAATAAGCTCGGGATCAACGCGCTCAGCATGGAGGACCCGGCCCAGCCGTTGCTTCCGTACTCGGCGCTCATTGAATCCCTCGGTCTCGGCCGCTCCGACGCCGGCGTCATGGTCAATGAGAAGCAGGCGATGCGTCTTACGACGGCCTACGCCTGCATCATGATCATCTCCGCTGACCTCTCATCGCTGCCGCTGCCCATCTACCAGCGCATGCCCGATGGCAGCGCCCGCGAGGCCTTCGAGCACCCGTACTACAACCTGCTGCAGGCCACTCCGGCCAAGCATATGACCTCCATGACCTTTCGCGGCGCACATCTTGCGTCGGCTTTAGGCTGGGGCAACGGGTATGCGGTCATCAAACGCGATCGCGGTGCCACCGCGCGCAGCTTGTACCTGCTGCCCTCGGAAAAGACCTCGCCGGTCCTCATCAAGGGCGAGCTGATGTATGGCACCACTGCCACACAGGACGGTCTGCCCAGCTACATCGACCCCGCGAACATGCTGCACCTCGCCGGGCTATCCATGGACGGCTATGTGGGCATGTCGCCCATTCAAACGTGCAAAAACGCCTTTGGATTGGCTATCGCGGCGGAAAAGTTCGGCGCACAGTTCTTCGGCAACGGCGCGCGCACCACCGGCGTGCTCAGTTCGCCCGCCGCGCTCGGTACAGATGCCTACGAGAACCTCAAAAAGTCCGTCCGCGAGCTCGCCACGGGCGAAAACGCGCTCCGGCCGATGATCCTTGAGGAAGGTCTCAAGTGGGAGCAGATTTCGGTCAATCCGAACGATGCTCAGTTCCTCGAAGTACGCCAGTTTCAGCGTTCGGAGATCGCTGCGCTCTATCGCGTTCCGCTGCACCTGTTGCAGGACCTCCAGCGCGCCACCAACAACAACATCGAGCACCAGTCGCTCGATTACATCCGCTACACGCTGCGGCCATGGGCCATCCGGCTTGAGCAGGAGATCAACAGCAAGCTCCTCGGCGTTGACTCTGGCTTCTACTGCGAGCACGACTTCAACGCCTTCCAGCGTGGCGACTTCGCCTCGCAGACGGCTGGCTACGCGCTGCTGCGCACCAACGGCGTCTACAGCGCCAACGACATCCTGCGCGCCCTGCGCCAGAACCCAATTCCTGCCGAAGACGGCGGCGACATCCGCCTGGCACCGCTCAACATGGTGCCGCTCACCTCGCTGGTGGACGGCAACGGCTCCGGTGCCGACGCGCCGGAGACCGATTCCACCGGCGGCGAGCCCATCACGGACATCCGCCGCGAGCGCATCGTCAACGCCTACCGCCGCCTCTTCCGCGACGCCGTCGGGCGCACCGTCAAGCGCAGCAGTGCAGATGCCGCATGGGTCTCGCGCACCTTCCAGCCGATTCTCACCGCCATGGGTGAGGTTGTGCTCACCATGTTCGTCGGCGGCACGCCAAAGCTCACCGAAGACGACGAAACCTCCATCGCCGCGCACGCGAACGTCATCGCGGCGGACTCTGCCAACTGGACGGCCGCCAACGCCTCCGAAACCGCAACCCGGCTTACCGATCAGGCTTACACCGCGCTGCAAACCGCGCTGACAGGACGATGATGAAGACTCGCAAGCTCAATCAGGCCGCGCACCCTCACCGCGCCGCGCTCAAGCCATCGTTTCGCGCCTCGCTCACGGCGGACACCCTCGAGCTGTGCGTCTATGAGGACATCGGCGAGAACTGGTGGGATGGCTCCGGCGTCAGCGCCAAGACGGTCAAGGCCGCACTCGACTCCGCCGGCGTCTTCAACCGCATCTCCATCCGCATCAACTCGCCCGGCGGCGACGCCTTTGAGGGTGTTGCGATCCTCAGCCTGCTGCGCGCGCAGAAAAAGCCCATCGATGTCTACGTCGATGGCATCGCCGCATCCGCCGCCAGCGTCATCGCCATGGCTGGCGACACCATCACCATGGGCGTCGCATCCATGATGATGGTCCACAACGCCTGGACGTTCTGCATGGGCGATGGCGACGACATGCGCAAGTGCGGCGACACGCTGGACAAGGTCTCGGCGTCTATCGGCGCTGCCTACGTGGCCCGCACCGGCAAGTCGGCGGAAGAGATCAAGGCCATTATGGACGAAGAGACCTGGATGGGTGCGCAGGAGTGCATCGATCAGGGCTTCGCCACCGCGATCGCCACCGAAGAGCCTGACGATGCGGCCATGGCCCTCGCCCGGTCCTTCAAGTCGCTGGCCAAGCTGAAGCATGTCCCCGAAACACTCAAAACCTCAATCAAGGCGGACGACGATGAAGGCTGCGATTGCATCTGCACCCCCTGCACCGAAGGCAACTGCGCCGGCTGCGACTGTACCGATGACGGCTGTACGAGCTGCAACGGCGATAACGCCGTCTGCCCTGACTGTGGCGCGGATGTTGCAGACTCCAACCTCTCGCAGTATGAAGCTCGGCTGAACCTGCTGACCAAAGCGTAAGCGGAGATCCGCAAAACCGGCTCCTGTGGCCGACGGATCAAGGCAAGCGATGGAGTGAACGCCCGGGCGTTCGCCGCCACGCAACCTGCTGCACCCATCTCGAAACAACCGGAGAAATACATGAGCTACGCAAAGCAGTTGCGTGAGGCAAACGCGCGCTTGTCGATTGACATGCACGCCATCGTGGACAAGGCCAAGGCGGAAAGCAACCGCGGGCTTACGTCCGAGGAACGTGAGAAGTTCCACAACCTGGAGACGCAGTACACCTCCAACGAAGACAGCATCAAGGCGGCAGAGCGCACCGAGCAGATCGGCAACGACCTCCGCAAGGTTGACCCCGACCAGCTTCGCGCAGAGATCGAAGGCGCGCAGGACGTTCGCAAGAAGAACGCCGACCCCCTGCATGCGAAGGCATTCAGCGGTTTCCTACGTGGCGGCATCGACAGTCTTCCGCCCGAACAGAAGCAGTTGATGGCTTCCAAGTTCCTCAACGCCGCCCAGACCACCGGAACCGGCAGCGCTGGCGGTTACCTGGTGCCCACCGGCTTCAGCGACCAACTCGAAGAAGCCATGAAGTGGTTCGGCGGCATCGACGGCACTGTCGAGTCCTTCGAGACCGAGACGGGCAACCCGCTGCCGTGGCCCACCGACAACGACACCACGAACATGGGTCGCATCATCGGGCAGAACACGCAGGTCACCAACACCGCACTTACGTTCGGTCAGGTCACCTTCAACAGCTTCATCTTCAGCTCCGACCTCGTGTTGGTTCCGCTGGCGATGATGCAGGACAGCTACTTCGACCTCGACGCCTACGTCGCACGCAAGCTCGGCACGCGTCTCGGCCGCCTCCGCAACAACAAGATGACCGTCGGATCGGGAAGCAACGAGCCCTTCGGCATCGTGACTGCTGCCGTCGCGGCAGGCAACATCTCGGACGGCCTCACTGGCTCGGTAACCGCATGCGTCTACAACGACCTCGTCAACCTCGAGCACGAAGTGGACCCGGCGTACCGTGATGCGTCGAAGTTTATGTTCCATGACTCGACGCTGAAGATGCTGAAGAAGCTGGTGGACGACAACAACCGCCCGCTGTGGCAGCCCGCCCTCACGGCGAGCTTCGGCAAGGGCGCGCTTCCGGAAATCCTCGATCACCCGTATGTCATCAACAACGACATGCCCGTGATGGCAGCAGGGGCCAACTCCATCCTGTTCGGTGATATGAGCACCTACAAGGTGCGCAAAGTCGCCGGCGGAACCACCGTCATGCGCCTGGTCGAGCGCTATGCCGACTACCTGCAGGTTGGGTTCCTCGGCTTCCAGCGCGCTGATGGCAACCTCATCGATGCCGGCACGCACCCCATCGCCGTCTTCCAGAACTCGGCCAGCTAACCCTCAACCCTGAATCGAGGGCAGCCGCTTCGGTGGCTGCCCTTCGTTCTCCTGCGTTCAACCGAAGGGATGTCCCGTGGGTCTGCTTACCCTAGTCGAGCCGGTATCGGAGCCGGTCTGCGTCGCTGAGATGCAGGACTTTCTCCGCGTCGACCCCGATCAGGACACCCAGCTCATCGGTTCGCTCATCACCGCCGCGCGCCGCTGGTGTGAAAACTACACCCAGCGCCGCTTCCTCTTCACCACCGTCCGCCTGCTCATGGACTTCTTTCCGGGCTACGTGGACTTCAAGCTCACCGGCCAGCGCGTCAGCTCGCCCTTCGTCAGCGGCTCCAACGCCGTCCTCGTCGGCATCCGGTACGCGATCGCGCTCCCGTACCCCATCGTCTCGCGCATCGTCAAATTCCAGTATCAGGACCAGAACGGCGACCCCGTCGTCATGGTCGTCGGCACCGACTTCATTCAGGACCTCAGCTCGCAGCCCGCGCGCCTCATGCCGCTCTTCGGGCAGATGTGGCCCGTCGCCCGCGTCACCGCCAACGCCGTCATCGTCGATTACGTCAGCGGCTATGGCGGCAACATCACCGTCAACACCACGGCGGGCTCTCCCGTCATCACCGGCTACACCTTCGCGCAGACGGACGTGGGCTCAACCATCAGCATCCCTGGTGCTGGCGTCACCAACCTGTCCGTACCCAAGCCGTTCGTTTCCACCATCCTTTCGGTCGCCGAAAACGGCAACGCAACGCTGGTGGACAACGCTGTCACCGGCGTAGAAAACGCCACGGCGTACCTCGGCCAAAAGGTTCCTGCTGAGATCGACATCGCCATCAAGCTGCTCGTCGCCCAGTGGTATGAGAACCGCGTCCCCAGCGACACCGACATCCCCTTCGCGGTCAAGGCACTGCTCATGCCCTACCGCGATCTGAGGCTCTAAGCCATGGTCAAGCCGAAGGACACCATGGTTCGTTCGCAGTGGCTCGGCATCAACCCCAGCCAACTGCGGTTCCAGATCCAGATACAGCAGAACGTCCTCACGCCGTTCCCGGCTCCGGGGCAGCCTGCGCAGACCTGGACCACCGTGCGGAGCTGCTACGCCGCCATCTCCACCGCATCCTCCAGGGAATGGTTTCAGGCCAATCAGTTCTCTGACGATGCCACGCACCTCGTCGTGGTGCGCTGGTCGCCGGTGCCGCTGGCGGCCGGGATGCGGGTGCTCTTCGGCTCGCGCGTCTTCACCGTCCAGAACGTGGAGAACGTGCAGGAACGCAACGTCAAGATGAACCTCATCTGCATTGAGGTCGACGGAGTCAGCTCGTGAGTATTCTCGACGGCATCGTGAACCTGCTCTCCGCTGACTCCGGCTTCAAGGCAGCATCCCCCGGCGGCATCTACGCCGTCACCCCGCCGGAGATTCTGCCGCCCACCGTCGTCAGCACCACCTACCAGCGCGTCGGCGGCACCAGCGCGCAGAACCTTGATTCGGTCGGCCAGCAAAAGCTCCGCGTCCAGTTCGACTTCCGCGGCCCGGACGCCGCCAGTTGCGAGGCCGCCCACGCCGCCCTCCGCGCCGTGCTCGAACAGTTCTCCGGCCCGCTGCCCGACAGCGATTACACCCTGCAGAACGCCGTCTACCTGCAGCCCATCGACTTCTACGACAACGACTCGCGGTCCTTCCGCACCGCCTGCGAGTTCTACCTCTACTTCAGCAACCCCAACCAGTAGCACCCGGCCGTACCGGCCCAGGAGAACATCATGGCAAAGAACTCAAAGGGACAGTCGGGCCTCGGGTCGCTGCTCAGCATCGGCAGCCCCACCAGCGATACGCCCAGCAGCAGCTATACGCCTATCGGCGAGATTCTAGACCTGCCCAACAAGATGCCGGAGTGGAAGACCACGCCCACGACCCATCTGCAGTCCACCGTGGAGAGCGCTGCGCCTGTCATCAAGGCCCTGACGAAGCTCTCGGTCAAATGCACCCGCGTCTCGAACGACCCCGGTCAGACGCTCGTGCGCGCCGCGTACCTCTCCGCGCAGCCGTATGACTTCAAGGTGCAGCTCCCGCCGAACCCCAACGCCGGCCAGACGACCGTTGGCGACAGCTACACCTTCTCGGCCTACGTGTTGATGACCGATGGCGACATCAAGCCGGAAGCCTACGTGGACTTCAACTTCGACCTCCAGTACGACTCCGCGCCCATCGAGACCATCGGCAGCTAGCCGTCAACCAGGTAGGGCGGCGGATATGCGGGTATCCGTCGCCCTGCACCACCAACACCCGCAAACCAATCCACCCGCAAGGACCCCACCACCATGGCCACACGTAAAGTCAAGTCTCCAGCCGTCGACCAAGTAATGTACCCCTTCACCGAGATCGTAATCGAGGGCAATACCTATAAGATGTGCTTCAGCTTTGCGGCTCTTGCGATGGCGGAGATTAGTCTGCGAAATCAAGGCTATGACGTCAACCTGCTCCAAGGCCTCATCGTCAGGACGTTCGCGACGCTGCGGGTGCTGTTTGCAGCCTCGCTGCACGTCTACCATCCTGAGCTGCTGTTTGAGGCTACGATGGATTGGCTGACCCCTTATAACGCTCATGAAGTGCTGCTAGCTGTCAATAAGGCCTGGGCGCTAAGCCACGATGATGGCTCGAAGGAAGAAAAAAACCCTCCCGAGCCCGGAGAGTAGCCGGGCTCGCATGGACGTGGGATATACTGCTCGATTGTGCCCACAACGATCATAACCTGACTCCCGAACACCTCATGCGCTTGCGTCCAGGTCTGTTCTGGCGGTTCGTCCGCGGACATGAGCGGGCACTCAAGCGCCGGGATGAGATGGTCGAGGTCATGGTCGCGCAGCTCATCGCCACCGTCCACAACACCTCGCTCGCTGGCTACAAGCATCCCATCGCCCCGCGCGATGTCATGCCGTCACACTGGGCAAAGCAGCCCAAGAAGAAGCGCCAGACGAAGGCACAGCGCGAGCAGATACTCGTTGAAAAACTCCGCGATGCGATGACGATGGGCAGAACGGCCATGCGCGGCGTGAAGAAACCGTAGTATCCTGTCGCTTCGAGGTGCTGCGATGAAGATGGCCGGATGGCTTTCTATAGTTGCTGGAGTTGTGTTCGGAATCATCTGTTTCAATGCAATCTATGATGATGCGAATGGTGCTGCGGGGCGTATAAGCGATGGTTTTGCGATGATTCGCGCTCACGATGAGCTTGGACTGCAGCAGGCGTCGCGTGAAGCTGACGAACGCAAAGCCGCCGAGCAGCACGAAGGCATTGGCGCTGCTGTCTTCTTTATCGCGGGAATCGCCCTGATTGGCGCTGGGAGTAAAAAGCCAGCGTAACTCCGGTGATACACATTGAGTTCATGCTAGCCGCTATCTCAAAGCCGCCTACGGGCGGCTTTTCTCTTGCCCGGAGATCGATATGGAAGTGCAGATCGAAGGGCTCACTAAATGCATCGCCAAGCTCGAGAATGCTGGTGCGCAGATGGGCAACACGGAGATGCGCAAGGCGCTCCGTGTCGGCGGCAAGGTAATCAAGGAAGCGATGGTTGAGCGAGCGCCCGTGCTGGACAAGCGGACGCAAAACAGCACCGCGTTGGAGCCTGGTGCCCTGCGCGATGGCATCCGCGTCTACGTCCCGCAGGATGAAGAGCAACCGCAGGCGCTGATCGGGCCAAACGCGAAGACGGCGCACGTTGCCCGCTGGATCGAATACGGCCACCGGCAAGTATCCGGCGGTTACTCCAAGGTGATGGCTGACGGCAAGACGCGCGGTCCCGGCAAAGCAGGCGCTGATGTTCCCGCCTATCCGTTCCTGCGCCCAGCGTTTGAGGGCAGCATCGCCGAAGCTGGCGCGGCTGTCGAAGCAAGTCTGAAGAAATCCTACAAAGAGGTCCTGAGCTGATGCCAAACAATGACGACGTAACATTTCGGCTCCGCGGCGATAACTCTTCGCTGGATGCGGCAAACAAGAAATCCGCAGAGGTTGCTACGGCGACCGGCCGCGCCATCGAGAAAGCGGCCAAGCAGGGCGCGGCGGCCCAGCAACTGGCTGCGAAGCTCGCGGGCGAAGTCGTCACCGAGCAGAGTCTAAAAATCATCGCGGCCATCAACAATGAGGCGGCTGCGAGCAAGGATTATCGCAAGGCCCTCGCTCTTACGCGGCAAGGCCACGTAGACGAAGCGCAGGGCGCTCAGTTGACAGCAGCTGCGTTGCAGCGTCTTACTGCAGCCCGCTTGGCGACGGCCGAAGCGAGCAAGGTGGAAGCCGTCGCTGCGGAATCGGCTACCTCGCAGACGATCGCGGCCTCGGCTGCCATCCGCTCGCTCGAAGGCAATCCCGGCATCCGCTCCATCGAGCGCTTTATCACGACGATTCCGGGTATGGGAGCGGCGCTCCAGACGATATTTCCCATCATCGGCGCACTGGGACTTGCGGGCCTATTTGTAAACTTAGGGGAAAAGATTTACGAGTTTGGGAGCAAGGCGGCGAAGGCCGCCACCACCACTCGCGAGGCGTTCGCCGAGATTCACGATAAGAATCAGATCAACATCGATGATCTCAGTATCACCAACGATAAACTGCAGGATGAGATCGACAAGCTGGGTGGCCACCCTGGCGACGGCCTCAAGACATCACTCGACGAAGCCCGCAAGATGGCGGATAGCCTGCTGGAATCACTCAAGGCGGATAACAAAGAGTTGACCGCCCTGCTGAAAGAAAACAGTGTTGGTATTTTTGGCGCCGCGATCACCGGGGTTGCGGGCACCGGCAAACAGTCATCGGAGCTGCTTGCGGATCAAAAGAGGCTCACGCAAGACATCCGGGCCATCAACGCCGAGACTTTGAAGGCCATGGCCGGCGTATCGGACCCCGCCGCTCAGAAAGCCATTCAAGAAAAAAATACTGCGGCGGTCAACGCACGCATCCAGGCGGAGATCGATAACTACAAGCGCGAAGCGAAGCGGCTGCGAGACGAACAGTCATCAAGCGAAGCGAACGCTGAAGCGGTCGAACGAAGCGGCAATGTAGCTGTCAATCCGATCAGGAATGACGCTAAGCTCGCAAACGTCGAAGGCTATATTTCGCAGCTACAGGACCGCCAGACCGTTGTGTCGCTCGATTCGAGCATTACTTCCAAGCGCGCAACTGTCGGTGCCTTGAAGCAAGATAGTGTAGGCGGTAATAAAGCTGCCGAAGAGCTCTATCGCAAGATGGAAGAGGAGCGGGCGAAGGAAGAGGAGCTTGGGGCGAAGGATGAGACAAAGCGCGGGCTTCTCTCCGCGCAAGCTGACGCCGAGTTCTGGCAGGCGCGGATCGATGCCTTTACGAAGGGTTCTGCTGAGTTTCTGTCCATCGAAAAGAAGATCGCCGCCGATGAGAAAAAGATTGCTGAGGAGAGTTCGGCATTCCGGCGCGAGATGTTGAAGCGGGCCGAGGGAGAGCCCGCCAGCGTCGGCAACGCCGCTCTCGCCAAAGGGCAGGAAGGCCTCACGAAGTGGCGGTCTGGCGATGCGCATGCGGACGATATCAAGCAGGACGCTCAGAATGAGTCCGAGGCGCATGCGCAGCGCGTAAGCGACCAACTGCAGGAGCTGGATCTCGCTCGCGAGGCAGGCCGAACCAAAACGCAGGCGGCGGTGGCGCAGGAAGAGGCGGCGCTGCATGAGATGACGTACCAGGCCGAGCTGCTGCGGCTGACCGAAGAGCGCGCCAAGGCCGAGAAGGCCACCTATGAAGACACGGTGAAGCGTGAGGAGGTGCTGGCCCGGATCAACGCAAGGATGGACGATCTCAAGGGTCAGCATGCCCTGCAGTTGAATCGCGATAACGCTGCCTTGAACCCTGGTGGATCATCCTTCGGCGTGGGCTTTGTTGACGCGCTCGATGAGCTGGCCGGTGCTACTCGTCAGAAAGCCGCCGAGATGAAGAGCTTTACGCTCTCGACGGTCAACGGCGTCAACGGGCAGATCGAAAAGGAGATACAGGGCACCGCGAAGAAGGGCGACTGGCGGAAGCTGGGCGGCAACATCTTCGGTAATGCTTCCGGCGTGGCGCTCAAGCAGTTCGAGGGCATGGGCCTGAAGGCGTTCGGCTTTGGTAGCGGCAAGAAGAAGGACGGAAGTTCTGCCGACTCCGCTCTGTATGTTCAGGTCGTCGGCGGCAGCGGCGCCGCCGGTCTAGGCAAATCGCTCTTCGGCAAAGACGGCCCGTTGATGCCCAAAGTTTCCAGTATGGGTTCGGGTGACGATGACGGGTCTGACGACTCCGATAGTTCCTCCGGACCGCAGGGTGGCTTCGCCAAACTCGTCGCGCCGCTGCTGCACGCCTTCAAGATTCCCGGCTTCGCGGATGGGGGCGACCCGCCAGGCAACTCGCTCGTGATGGTCGGTGAGCGCGGGCCGGAGCTGATGCGCACCGGCCCCGGCGGCGGCCACGTCACCTCGCATGAGGACATGATGGCCGCATTCAGCGGAGGCAAGGGCGGCGATTCTTACACTATCGACGCGCGCGGCACGGACGCGGCGCAGGTCGAAGCCCGCATACGGCACGGCATGGCTCTGGCCCGAGCGCAGGGCTCAGCCGACGCTCAGCGCCGCGTGCAGGAGACCTACCTGCGCCGTCCGCGCTAGCCGTATCCAATCCCGCAATCTGTTCCACGTGGCACGGTTTGTGTCACGTGGAACATTCGCTAACCACTAACCACTGTCTCCCGAGTCCATCATGATCCTTGGCACCTTCAACGGCGCGAACGTCATCGCGCTGCCGAGCGACCTTGGCCTCTACGGCATGTGCGCGCCTTCCAGTGTCGAGTGGGAGGAGACCGACATCGTCTCCGCCTCCACCAACCCCTTCACCGGCCAGCAGGACGTATTCGATTGGATGGCAGCGTACTGGATGGCCACGCTCAGCTTCGCCACGATGGATAACGCCTCCATCGACTACTGGACGGCGTTTCTGGGCGAGCTGCGCGGCCCCGTAAACGCCTTTCTGTGCGGCAACCCGAAGCGGATGGTGCCGAAGGGCTCGGTAGCGCTCGTCAGCGTCCCGGCGGGCTCGCTGACGCCAGTAACCGGCATCGCGAACGCGCCGGTCGTCAACGGCGCTGGCCAGACCGGCTACACGCTGAACATTCGCGGCCTCGCCGCCAGCCAGGCCAACGTCTTCCTGCCCGGCGACCTGATTCAGGTCGGCTTCCGTGCCTACAAGGTGCTGGAGGCTGTCACCGCCGACGGCAGCGGCCACGCCACGATCAGCATCTGGCCGCCGCTGCGCCAGACCGCCACCGAGGTCATTGCCGACGGGCAGGCCATCGTCACTGCCGGCGTCAAGGGCCTCTACCGCCTCACCAAAGGCAACGGCCAGAAGTATTCCATCAGCGCGCTCACCGGCAACGGCCTCAGCCCGCTGGTCGCTCGGGAGTTCCTGTAATGCCGCGCTCCGGTTCTTCCGCCACCTTCGAGGCCTTTCAGGCTGCGCTCATCCGCCCCGTCTTCTTCGTCAGCATCCAGGCGGCCGATGAGACGCTATACCTCTGGTCGGGCCTCGGCACCATCGCTTGGAGCGGCCACACGTGGACGGGTGCTGGCACGCTGGCCAGCATCGGCACCATCGAAGAGGGCTCGAACGTTGAGGCCCGCGGTTTGCAACTCGGCCTCAGTGGTGTGCCTTCGAGCATCCTGAATGAGGTTCTGCTCAACCTGCGCATCGCCATGCCGGGGACGATCTACCTCGGTGCGTTCAACGAGGACGGCTCGCTCATCGCGGACCCGGTCACATCCTTCGTCGGCTACGTCGACAAGCCGGAGATCGTCGACGGCGGCGACACCTGCAACATCACCATCTCGCTCGAAGATGTGCTGGTGGACCTGAACCGCAGCGTCTGGCGTCGCTACACCAACGACGACCAAACCCGCGACTACCCCACCGATGAGGGCATGTCCTTCGTCACCGGCATTCAAGAGATCACCACGTACTGGGGCATCGTGCCCAACTTCAACAACCAGTAGGCCTGATGCCACTGCCACGCAAACCCGACTGGCCGTCGCTGCTGCACGGCTACCTGATGGACCACGCCCGCGCGAAGTTCGCCTATGGCACCTTCGACTGCTGCCGGTTCGCCGGCGGAGCGATCGAGGCGATGACCGGGCAGCGGCTGGGCGCTGTCTTCGATGGCGTCTACACCACGCGCAGGCAGGCCTTCGACGCCGTCAAGGCCTACTGCGGCAAGCCCAGTGTCGCCGCGCTGGCGGAGAAGTTCGCCGCCGAGTACGGCATCGCGGAGATCCCGGTCAAGCTGGCGCAACGCGGCGATGTCGTGCTGCACGGCGCATCGCTGGGCATCGTCGCCATGCACGGCACCGAGTTCCTGGCTGTCAACGCGAACGGCCTGTGGCGCGTCCCGCTGGCCAAGGCCTCGCGCGCCTGGCGCATCTAGCAACCGCACCTCGCAACCCCACCACGAAAGGCAGTCAGCATGGGTAAGGTCGCAGAGGTCGTGGGCGGCGCTGCGCTCATCGCGGGCGGCGTCCTGCTTACAGCTACCGGGTTCGGAGCTGTCTTCGCTCCCTACCTCTTCGCATCCGGCGCAACGATGCTGCTGGGCGGCGTCGCTGGCCTGATCGCTGGCAACCCCGAAACCGGCGTCACCGTATCCGACACCGACCCCATCGGCGTATGGGCCTATGCCTACGGCAAGGTCAAGGTGGGCGGCACGGTCATCTTTACCGCGACCAACAGCAGCCAGGGCACCAGCAACAACAAGGAATACCACCGCGTCATCGTCCTGAACTGCCACTCCAGCAATATCACGGAGACCAACTTCAACCTGCGCCTCGACGGCCAGATCATCACCACGATCTACCAGGGCAAGATCAACGACTCGCAGGCCTTCGTCAGCTGCTCGCCCACGCAGCTCACCGGAACCATCGCCAGCATCAGCCGCGCCGGCGGCCTCGTCACCATCAACCTCACCGCTCCGCTCACCGGCATCGAAGCCGCCGGGCAGAACATGCTCATCCGCGGCGTGGCGGACAACAGCTACAACGGCACGTTCCTGGTCGCGCAGACGTCGCCCACGCAGCTCACCTGCATCAACGGAGGCATCGACGGCAGCAGCTCCGGTGGCACCGTCACCACCACCTTCCCTGACTACGAAAAAAAGGTCTACTTCGAGGTCGCGGACGGCACCCAGACGCGCACCTTCTACGGCGCGCTCACCAGCGGGCTGCCCTGGAATGAAAACTGCCTCGTCAGCGGCAAGACAGTCATGTACCTCCGCATGGGGTATGACCAGCAGACCTTCCCCAGCGGCTCGCCCAAGGTCAGCGTCGTGCTGGAAGGCAAGAACGACATCCTCGACCCGCGCACCGGCACGCGCGGCTACACCACGAACGCCGCGCTCTGCATCGCCGACTTCCTGTGCCTGCCCACCGACAAGGGCGGCTTTGGCATGTCCATCGGCACCAACTTACCCGGCCTGTACGTGGATGAAGCCCAGCTCATCGCCGCGGCCAACATCTGCGACGAAGCCGTAAACCTTGCGGCCGGCGGAACGCAGCCGCGCTACACGCTCAACGCTTACCTGCCGCTCTCGCTCACGCGCGGCACGATCCTCACATACATGCTGAGCGCCTGCGCCGGCCGCATCACCCGCGAAGGCGGAGCGTACAAGATATTCCCCGGAGCGTGGGTTGGTTCCACGTTCTCCGGCACCATCGCGGACATGCGCGGGCCGATCAAGCTCAGCCCGCTCATGAGCGCCCGCGACATCTGCAACGGCGTCAAGGGCACGTACATCTCGGCCAACAACAACTACCAGCAGGCCGACTTCCCGCCCTACGCCCAGGATGTGCTGCACGGCTATGCCTCGGACGCCAACCAGGCTTTCGACGGCGGCGACCGCATCTGGCTCGACGTCCAGCTCCAATGCACGAACGACAGCGCCATGGCCCAGCGCCTGGCCAAGATCGACCTCAAGCGCCGCCGCTATCAGGGTCGCTACACCGTGCGGATGTCCATGCGCGCTTGGCCCGTCGTGCCGATGGATGTCATTGATCTCACGATCCCGCGCTACAACTGGGTCGGCAAGTTCTTTGAGGTGCTGAACGCGCGCACGATCATCGAAAAGCAGGATGGAGAAGGCGCTCCCATCTGCTGCATGGAGTTCGACCTCGCCGAGACCGGCCCTGATGTCTACGATTGGTTCACGACGGAGGAGCTGGCCTCGCAGGGCTACGTCTCGCCCGCGCAGTCTGACACCCGCGTCTGCCCGTACCCCGAGCAGTTGCTGCTCTACAGCGGCCCCGGTGCGACGATCAACGGGGTCGTCTGCCCGGACACCGTCACCACCACCGCCAGCGGCCTCGCCATCAACTCGCTATGGGTCAACTGGCTCGCGCCGAACGATGGCTACGTGCTCAACGGCGGCCAGATCGAGGTGCAGTACCAGATCGGCGGCACAAGCGGCGGCTGGCTGGCCTTCGCGGCGTTCAACCCGTCAGTCACGAGCTGCTTCATCCCCAACTTGAGCGACGGCCAGCAGGTCTACGTCCGCATCCGCGCTGTCAACTGCGCTGGTACGCCGTCGGACTGGGTCGTCGCAGGGCCGGAGACGATCAGCAGCACGCTCTCAGTGCTGGCGTACTCAGGGGTTCAGGTAGCGCCCGATGGAACGCTGACCGGAATCGCCAACCCGGACGGCACGGCAACCGTCGAGGTGTCGCCGTTTACGGCATCCATTGCTTCGCAGACTGCCGCATGCACGCCCACGACCGCATACCTCAACGGCCTTGTGCAGGGCAAGGTCTACGACGTGTACTACGTCGACCCTTACTTCGCGGGCGGTTCCATCACGCCTGTTGCGACCCTCAACCCTGCCGATTACCTCAACAGGGCCGGTTACTTCCTGATCGGCACCTGCAACACGCCGTCGGTGATGGCGGGTACGGGGTCCGTCCGCATCCACCCCACCACATGGACTGACTCCGGCCCACGGTCTACCACGAATCCCGGCGATGCCTGTACGGGCGCTTCGCCGGCCGCCATCGTCTCCGGTGCAGCCATCGACTACGGCACGCCGACTTACTCCAACGGCTTGATTACATGGCACGGGTTCCCGCCGGGCTCAGTCTCGTATGACCGCACGATCTACATCACGCTGTCGACGTCGACATCTACTTCCGCGATCAGTAGCGGCGGTGGCGGCGGTGGCGGCGGTGGCGGCGGTGGCGGCGGCGATCCAATTCCACCGGGGTTTTCACAATGAGCATCGTTGTTACTCCCATCATCGGAGGCACCGCTGGCACGCCCGCAACGGTCAGCGGTGCCACGTCGAGCACGATCTACGAGTTTGATGTCCCGGCCGGAACGGACATCAGCACCGTCGTCCTGCAGGTTGCAGCTACTGCTGCGGACGGCGGCCCAGGCACGCTGGTGGTTGACTCCGCCAGCGTGCAAGAGATCTACATCCAGTAACTCCCAACCCTCAACAAATCAGGAGAATCATCATGAAGCGACTGCCCACCGCAGCCGTTCGCGCCGTCGTGCGCGGACTAGTCATCCTCGGTATCATCGCGAAGGGTTGCAGCCCCGCGCCCGTCTTCGCGCAGACCACCATCATCACCGCATCCTCGCTCAAGATGGGCGGGGCTCCCATCACCACCGGCACCGTCACCTTCACCCCGGTCGACCGCTCCGGCATCCCCATTCCGTTCGCCGACGCAAGCGGCGCGCAGAACGGCCCCACCGCGTTCTCCTGCAAGGTGATCGCGGGTGCCATCACGGGCCAGATTCAGCCTGACTCCACGGTCAGCGGTACGTGTGCCGTTCCGGATGCGACGCAAACAACCCCGGCAAACATCCTCTACTCGGTGCAGGTCTGCAACACCAGCACCGGGCTCAGCACCAGCGGCCGATGCTACACGCTGCAAGGCGTGGTGGGCGTAAGCGGCAGTACCTGGCCGCTGGACCACTACGGCCCACCCGCGCAGACTACGAACTCGGCCACGCTGCAGGCAGCAATCGCCAGTACCACGCCCAGCAGCTGCATCGCTCCCAGCGTCTTCACGAACAGCGGAACGCACGTCTTCTACACCTGTGTCGGCGGCGTGTTTGTCGCGGTGACTGGCGGCAGCGCCAGCGTCTTCGGCGCCAGCGGCTCTGGCCACTCCGCTGGCCTTGTACCCGACCCAGGTGCAACGGCAGGCACCACGCGCTATCTGCGCGAGGACGGCAGCTTTGCAGTCCCCGCGGGAGGCGGCGGCAGCAGTTACACCCCGCCCAGCGGCACCGGCTTCCAGCACATCACCAGCGGCGTTCAAGATGGAGCGGCCCGCGCCGTCAACCTCAACAGCGCGGATGTGACCGGAACTCTGCCCGGAGCCAGTGTCGCTGCCGCAACCACCTCCGCGCAGGGAGCGGTACAACTCCCCGCTGGGGCTACCAGTAACACCCTCGGCACAGCAGCCGCGCACCCCGCCACAGACTTTCCGTCAAGCGTTGCGCTCGATGCCGCCACGACGCCCTATATCGCAGCCGGTGTACTGCACCAGCCCAACTACCCGCTACCCCCCGTCATTAGCGGCGATCTGGCCAACAATCTGCTTGCTGACTACAACTTCTATCAGCAGTCCGGCACGGTGCTCACCGACATCAGCGGAGCGAATGCCTGCTCTGGAGCGCCATGCAACGGCACCCTTGGCACCGGATCCGACGCCCCAACCTGGCTGAGCAACGGGCTGAGGTTCGCCGGCGGCACCCAGAACGTCTCGCTGCCTACTGCGCTGAACGCTGGGCAGACGTTCGTCATCTCCCTGTACATCGATCCGGAGCAGTCAACGGTCGCCATTCCCGGCGTTCCAGCCAGGCCGTCGCCCAGTACATTCATGCCTCTCTTATCGAGCTCACTTGGATACGCAGGCTTCAATGTCTTTATGAACGGCAACGGCATTGGGCTTTCCTATGGCCAGTTGGGCATATACGCCTACTCTTCCGTATCTACGCAGGCAATCAATGAAGTGACCGGCTATCACACCATCACGATTCAGCGCGGCTCCGGCAGTGGAGATAGCAATCAGTTTTTCATCGACGGCACTGAGGTCAACTACGGCGGCGGGAATTTCGCTACGGCAGCGCCGACGACAGGAAACCTATTCCTTGGCGTGAGTCCGGCGGCGACTGCCCAACTGTTTACGGGTATGTCTGCCACGTTTTACCGCATGCGCGTCTACAGCACGAAGCTCAATTCAAATTCGGTGACGAACACCTCGGACGTGGTGCAACTGACGCAAGCCTTCAATGCCGATGTGGCTGGCCGGGGTGTGCCGACAACGCCGGTTGCCGTCAACGTCGGAATACCCATCATGCACGGCGATGGTGACTCAATCACCTATGGGGCGGGAAGTTCCGCTCCCGGAGCCGCGGGGGCCTACATCGTAAAGATGCAGCCTTTGCTTCTCAACCAACCTGCTTACACGGTCTACAACTGGGGTATCCCTGGAATCCAACTATCGACGCTGACGGCATCTGAGCCAAACCGTATCGCAAAATATTGCAACCCCACCACCGGCGGAGCCAGCGTGGCTCTCGTTTTTGCGGGAACCAATGATCTAGGGGCAGGCAATGCGGCTGCGATATACGCCCAGCTAAAGAGCGAAGTCCATATTCTGAAGCAGGCGGGATGCAAGGTTTTTGCCGGCACGATGATTTCCAGGATCACCCTTGACGCGGCCAAGGACGCCTACAACACCCTCATTCGCACAGGTATCGTAGCTGAGGGTGCGGACGGCATTATGGACTTCAATGCCATCCCTCAGATGGGTGCGGATGGGGCCTATGCAAACTCGACTTACTTCAGCGGCGACGGCATTCACCCCATAGATGCTGGCTACACACTCATCGCGCGAGCCGCCGCCAACACAGTCAACTATTACTACGGACACCATGCCGCGAACCCCACGATCGTAACCGCCACCACGTATCAAATGCTTGATGCTGACGGTTTTGTGAACGTGCAGCCAACAGCAGCCACTGCGCTGACCCTACCGGATTGCACGGGGCAGACCGGTGCAGTCTACACGGTCAACAATTCGCAATCAGTGTACCCCGTGACCCTCAAAAACGATGTATCCGCACACACGATCAACGGTGTCGATTATTCGACGGTAGGGGTGACGGTTCCGGCCAACGGCAGCTTTAGTGTGGTGGACGTGCCGCTGTCGCCGACCACCGGCGGCTGCGTCTGGCAGAGTCGATAAGTCTTAGTCCCGAACGGAAAGGAGGTCGCGGAAAATCGCCAGAGCCGTCGAGAGCCCCGCCAGCGCACCAGCGCCGGCGGGGCTCATTGACGTTTGGCTGATGGCTGTTTTAGTGGCTGTTTGGTTTGCTTTCATTACCTAACAATGCCACGCTGTGCAATGCTAGGGCGTTGACATTCCGCTGTGATGGCGTTCGATTCATAGCCTCCTGCATATTTGTGCCACGCTATGCCACCCAACACAAAAAGGACTTGAAAACCGCTGAGCCCTAACGGGCTCCGGGGGTTCGAATCCCTCTCCCTCCGCCAAAGAATCAATCACTTAGGCTGCGTTTTCTAGTTTTAGTTTTGATGGTCGTTTTGCGGTGGTGGCTGTT